CGTCTGAACGTGGAGTAAGGGTGAAAGGCCGATCAAGGCCGATTGCACCGGGCTCAAGGTATCGCTAGGTGCCGCTAGGCCCGTGCGGGCGTGGCGGAATGGTAGACGCTGCGGACTTAAAATCCGAGCCGCCGGCCCGGTAATTCTCGATCTTCCGCAATTCAGGCAGTCCGCTTGACCACGGAAGAGTGCGGGCTTGCGATGCCCAGTGCGGAATGAAATGGCTCCTGCTAGGGGCCCTTTCATGCCCCTGATTCTTGCCGCTATTTGCATCGCATCCGTCCACGACGGTGACACCATCCGCCTATGCTCCGGCGAGCGCGTTCGCCTCGAGGGGAACGACGCGCCCGAAGTCGCCGGCTCGCCCAGGTGCAGCGCGCGGAACCGAGCCCGCCTCGCTTCGTCGAAAAATCCTGCATGGTGCGATTCGCGACTCGGCTTACGCAGCCGGGATGCGCTGCGATCTTTCCTGGCCAAGGGCGAGCCGATGATCGGCCGCGCCGGCACCGATCGCTATGGCCGAACGCTCGCCAACTTAACCGTCAACGGCAGGGATGCCGGGAAATACCTGATAGCTCGCGGCCTGGCCAAGCCCTGGCGATGATCCCGTCATCCTACTTTTACATCGTCGACATCGAAACGGACGAGCCGCTGGCGATTTTCTCGGCAGCGGAATGCCGCACTTACAGCCAACTGCACGCCCTCGAGGGGCGGATCCGCGCCGATCACGACGTCGACAATATCGCTCGCGGCCTCGCTCTCCGAGACAGCGCCAGCGCGCCGCTTCTTCATGACGTCGCCGTTAAGGTGATGCGGGATCAGTCCCGCCGGCACATCCCGCGCCGCTAGGGCTCTCGTCACACCGCTGCGCACAGATCTGCACAACCCGCCTACCAACGTCATGGGGCACGCGATGCCGTGCCTCATGCGCTCTCATCCGCGCGTTGCCGTCGCTCAGCCAGTGTTCGGGTATATAGCTCGCAACCGGGTTATAAAGGTAACATGGTAGGAATTTCAAAAGCATATGAGGTAATTTATAGGGTCATCTAAAGGTCACCATATTACTGTTATAGAGGGTCATATCTGGTCTAAAATATTACCAATAAAATCATATGGTTATCGTTTTTGTCTGAGCGATATTACCTCAGATGACCTTTGCACGGGGTATCCGAGAATGGCGGTTTTCTGCGGGTTTCCGCCTCTCCAGCGGACCATGTGACCGATATTACCCGTTTGCGAGAAATGGGGTTCGCCGCCGGTGCACCGAGATCCCGCCCAAATGCACAATTCTCTATGAAGAAGGAGCGAGCGAGGCGTGGGGGTGAGCGCGGTAGCGGCGGTCGGACTGGATATGCGTTGCGCATCGACGTAATTTTATTGCGTGAAAAATTGCGATGGTCGTTTTGTAATTTTATTACGCGACAGGGAAATAAAACGTTGCGTAATTATGTTGCGCGGCACGGCGACAGCGCACGCAAAAGGGGCCAGGGATCGCTCCCCAGCCCCTGGCATCGCCGATACGGCAGCGCTTAGTTCGTGATGATTACCTCGCCCACGGGCTTCGCGTTGCCGTTGCCGCCGACGCTGTACGACAGTCGCTCCTCCCGGAAGTCGAAGCCCGCGAAGATCCGCCGTACGTCTGGGTGGTCGTTGAGCGAGAGCACGAACCGGCCTTGGATCCCGCGCAGCTGTGCAGCCATGATTTCGAACTGGCCGCGATCGAACATATCGCGGCCGTAGTCGCCCTCACTGCCGTAATAAGGCGGGTCGAGATAGAACAGCGTACCGGGCCGATCATAGCGCCGGATGAACTCGGCCCAAGGCAAGCGCTCGATCACCACACCCGTCAGGCGTTCGTGCACCGCCTCGATCATGGGGCCCAGCTTCGTGACGTCGAACCGGGCCGGGCCGTCCACCACCACGCCGAACGTCTTCCCCCTCACCTTCCCGCCGAACGCCAGACGCTGGAGGTACAGGAAACGGGCAGACCGATGCAGATCGGTGAGCGAGCTGGGCTCCTGGGCGAGCAGCTTTTCGAACCCGACCCGGCTCGTCACCTGCCAACGCAGCATGTCGAGGAATGCGACGTAGTGGTGCTGGACCACCCGGAAGAACGTCGCGACGTCCTCGGACCAGTCGTTGATGATCTCGGCCTTTGGCTTGTGATCGCGGCGCAGGAAAACGCCGCCCATGCCGACAAAAACCTCGGCGTAGGTGCGATGCTCGATCGTATTGATGAGCGCTACCAGGCGCTTGGAGAGCTGGCGCTTGCCGCCGATGTAAGGCGCGAGCGGCCGCACCGGATCGACGGGCGTGAACAGGCATTCGGGATTCGACACTGAGGTTCTCCGGCATACGGGGTTGATGCACTGCCCTAGCCGTTGATGTTGGACCGACCGGAAGGGGCCTATCAACAGGGCCCAAGGGAGGGCGGTCCTTCATCAACTCAGCGCCAACGGTCGAACTGCTCGGAGGCAAGAAACAGTTCGTCATGGGCAGCATCAAACTCGCGCTTGGCTTTCTTGAAGCGCCGAGCAGCAAGTAGGAGGCGCTTCCGCGCCTCCCGCTTTTCATCGCTCACCCCCGGTGGGCCTCGGCGTAATTCCATCCGCGCGTCCACCGCTTTGCGCTAACTGCATCCTCGCATCGGTAAGGGTTCTCGGCCTCGTGCTTGCCGCGTGCCCAAGCGAAGTATCCTGCCATATATTCTACCGAGGGGTTGCCGATCATGGGGCGGGTGGTTTTGCGGTTAGTGATCATTTGCTTGCCTCCTAATCAATACCGTTTATATAAACAGTAGTGTTTATGGCGTCAAGCAGAAAAGAGTATTGTTTTGTTGAATGAGGAAACCGCTGCCGCTACGACCGCCCGCATGGGACGGCCACCACTCAACATGAAGGTTTTGAACATCCGCCTGCCGCACGAGGTGGTCGCGGAGATTGATGAGCTTGTGGGCGCATACCGCCGCCCGCAGTTCATCCGGGAAGCAGTGGAGGCGGCTCTGGAGCGCCAGAAGAAGGGCGAGGAGTGAACTGGTTGCGCATCCCCGGCATCGTTCCGGGGGACATCAACCTGATCCATGAGGATGGCAGGCTGGTCGAGGTGGATATTCCCTGCGAGCTTGCGACGGACCTCCCGGCTTGCTGCCCGGAGCCGCTGCTGGTGAGGAACGGCAGCAAAGTGGTTCGCTATCGCGACCGGCGGCTCGAACCCGCCCCTACGTGGCTGTCAGTCAGGCGACAGCGAGGGAAGTGCAAAGCCTGCAAGGCGACCCTCTACCAACCCGTGCCGGGCGTGGATGATCACCACTACATCACCGAGCGTCTGCGCGATGATCTCAGGCTCTCAACCTGCAACCGGTCGTTCCGGGATGCCGTGGCCTTCCATGCCGTCGAGGAGAGCCTCGCCCGGCGCGTGTTCAGACGGTATGCGGACGAGAAGCTGCTGGACTACAGGTTCAATGCCCCGCGCGTGCTCGGCATCGACGAGAACCACTTGTTCGGCAAGGCACGCGGCGTCGTTCTGGACGTGGAGAGCGGGCGTCTGCTCGACATGTATGAGGGCTGCACTGGCTCTCACGTCCGCAAGGGCATGATGACCCACATGGACCAGTGGGAGAACGTCGAGGTCTGGTGTCAGGACATGGCCCACGCCTACAAGGGCGTAGCCCGCGATCTCTTCCCGAAGGCGCAGGTCGTCGTCGACAAGTTCCACGTGCTCATGCGCGCTGGCGTCATCTGGAACAAGATACGCTACCGGGAGACGCCATCGCTGCCGCCCGAACTGCGCAAGAAGATGCCCGGAATTATCCGGATGTTCGACAAGCGGTGGGACACGCTGAAGCTCTCGTCGCAGGACACGGTGGCCGAAATTCTCGGGCAGAGCCCGGCGATGCAGGCGGCCTACACGATCAAGGAAAGCTTCCAGTTCTTCTACGAGAAGCAGAGCCGGGCAGAGGCTGAGCAGACCTACCGCAACTGGATCGACACCGTCCGCGAGTATGACCAGCACTCGGAGTGGAAACCGCTCATGAAGATGGTGCAGATGAACCGGGACGAGATATTCGCCTACTTCGAGCACCGCTTCACCAGCGGGAAGGTCGAGCGGATGAACCGGTCCATCGCTGACATCAACCGCGAGGCCAACGGGTTGGACTTCGTGTCGCTCCGGGCGAAGGCGCTCCTTCGGCACGGCACGCTCGTGCCTGAGGAGGCCTACACCTTCTACAGCATCGACCTCAGCGAGCCCCCGCCGGCCGACCCATATCCTCGGCCGGCCGGGATCATATCAACCCGAAATGCCGGATGACCGACACTGACATGATCGTTCTCTATTTGTTCCCGCGCCGAGTCGGCAGGCGGGATGGCCCCGGTGAGGGCCCTGTCGGGATCATGACGAGCGCTGTTCGTCGGACTTGGGGCGTTGGCGCGCCCCGGTCCCCCGCCTTTCGACGGGGCGGGGGTTAGTGGGTGCCGGCGGGCAGCTTCTGGAAGCCGCTTCCAACCTGCCGGATTATTGAGCCGTCCGTGCAGACGTAATCCGCGAACGCGAGAAGCTTCTGGCCGAACCACTCGTTCATCCGCAGCATCCGCCGCGCGATCGGGACGATCTCGGTCTCGTAGTAGGCGTCGCGGCTCTCGCCGACCTTTCCGAAGCCACCATTGTTCTGCGGGATCACGCCAATCAGCTGCGGCGGCGTGCGATGCGCGGCGAGCATGTCGTCCCGGCTGATGTTTTTCACCGCCGAAAACTCGTCCTTCGCCGTCACGTCGGCGATCGGCAGGATCTGGATGCCGTCCTTCTTCCCGTTCGGGATGTGCACGAACATGTTCTTGAAGTTGCCGAGCCCCTTGGCCTTGCCCAGCTTCTCGGTGATCGCGTCGGCGGTCTCCTGGTCGGCCAGCGGCTCGCTGAGGTAGAACACGAAGCCGGCATGCGCGCCGTTGAGGTAGTAGCGGCGGCGGAACAGCGTCGCATTTTCCGACAGCAGGCCGGACTGCAGCGCCGACAGCCACTCCGGCAGGCCATAGATCTCCTGGGCGACGTCGGGCTGTTGCAGGTGGAATATCCGGCCGACGTCGAATTCGTGAACGTCGCCGATCGGCCCATTCACAAACCAGTATTTCCCCGCATCGACGCCGGGCCGCATGTGAAGCGCCGGGGCGTGATCAGCGCGCGCCAAGCGTCCGGCCATGTTCGGGACCCACTCAAGGTAGGAATTGCCCATCTGCACGAAATCGAGCGCGAATCGCTCGAAGGGTTCGGGCCCCAGCCACTGTGACGGCACCTGCTGGGCGACCAGAAGGTTGACCTTCAATGCGACCGCGCTGCGGTGATAGGGGCTCATGTTGAAGGTCTGGGCAAGGCGGCCCATCGGCATGGGAGGCTCGTACCAGCGGCCGTTGTGCCACATCTCGAAGTACTGCCCCAGCTCGCGGCGATCGAGCACGCCCTCGGGATCCCCAAAGCTGAAAGCGGTGGGCTTTACCGCGGTGGAGCCGCCCTCAGCGACGGGCACGATTTCGGTCTGCGTCATGATGGCTCCTGTCAGTCGGGAAACACCACGCGACCGCCGACGCCCTGACTGGCGCTCCCGGCGGCGAGTGGTTCATTGGAAAGTGCGTGGAGGAGCGCGAAGGCGACGTCGGCATGTCCGACCTCGCCGTTGCGCTTGGCGATGTAGGTGACGCCCTTCTTGCTGCCGGTGAGCGCAGGCCGAATCGCCATCAACGCCGCCATGAGGTCCGACCAGCCAGCGTCGAATTCGATGCGGTGGTTGCGGAAGACGTTCTGCGCCTTCACGACCAGGGCGGTCTTGCTGGCGACGGAATATTCGATCTTGCGGGCGCCGGGGAACCAGTTCTTGACCAGCTCCCACACCGCCAGGCCGTGGCCGGTCGTGTCGATCGCAATGTCGGTCACGCGGTATCGCGCCGCCACCTGCTTGATGAAGTCAGCCTGCCCCGCGAAGTCGCGCCCGTTGAGGCGATGCTTTTCGAGCACGCGGAACTTGCCGACACCGGCTTGGTCGGGCGGCGCCACCACGACCAGCGCGGCATCGTCCCTGCCCTGCTTGTTCGGGTCGTAGCCGATCCACACCGGCCGATCCCCGAACGGCCGCCCGCCCGCTAACTCTATCAGCGCTGGCTTGAAGTCGCGCCAGACGTGGAAGCTGTTGACCCTGGCCGACGACACCAGGGAGTACGGGAAGCTGCTCTCGGAATCGTCGACGTCCTCGCATTCGAACAGGTTGCGGAACGCGTCGGCCGCATAGTCGAGCATCAGCTGCGCGACATTGACCAGCTTGCGCAAGCCCATCTCGACGGCGTCGTGGATCGTCAGCACGTGCTGCCAGCTGCCGTCCGGCATGATAGCGCCGCGCCGCAGGTTCTTCAGGCTGATGTCGAAAGGCTTCTGCTCGCCCTTCGGTCGCCCGAGGTTCCACGCCTCGCCAGCCCACCACGCATAGCTCTCATGCGTCTTGGTCGACGGCGTCGAGAAGTACGTTTTCTTGTAAATTTCGTGCGTGGCCATGCCACTGGCGACGCGGTTGAGTTCCTCGAAACCATGCACCCACGCGTATTCGTCGAAATAGAAATCGCCGCTCTCACCCTGGGCGGTCGCACTATTAGTCGACAGGAAGTAAAAGCCCACGGTGTCGAGTGAAACGGGCTTGTTTTCGCTCTCCTCATCCACCGGGTACTGCCCGGTGAAGTCCAATTCGATGATCTTGCCCTTGAGTTCGACGCCGGTGACGCGGCGTACCCAATTGACGATCTCGCGACGGAACTTGAGCGCCTGGCGCTCGGAGGCTGACAGGAAGATCTGGTTACGCGGCTGCTCGCCGTTGAGCACGGCCTCGGCGATCTTCGCCAATGCCTCTCGGGCGAAGTACCACGTCGCGCCCACCTGACGGCTCTTGCGGATCTTGCGGGTGCGCTGCTCGCGCTGTTCCCACCACAGTTCCTGGTATTCGAAATTGCGAGAATGGAAGTCGTCGAGCAGGTCCTGCCACTGCTCGAGCGTGATGTGGTTCTTGCGCTTTTCGGCCCGCTTAGCCTTGGCCTCGTCGTTGTTCCGGTTCTCGATCTTCGGGTTGAGATCGCCCTCGCGGCCGGTCTTGTCGTACTTGCGGATCCGCGCGGTGCGCTCGAGCTGGCGGGTCAGGAAGTCGACCCGCTTCATGTCGCCCTCGGTAAAGGGTTCCTTGTCGAGCAGGTTGGCGATCTTCACCTCGAGGCGATCCTCGATCACCGCGACGGCGGGATCCGTCTCCCATCCATCCCGGCGCGACCAGCTCGCCACCGTGTTGTATTTGACCCCGATCTCGTTCGCGATCTCGGTGAGCGGCCACCCGCGCCAGAACAGCGAGCGCGCCTCGCGCCGCAACGCACGGCCCACCTGCCGGCTGATCGCGGCTTCGTCTCCTGATGTGGTGGTGGCGGTGGGCATGGCCCAGCCATGCACCGCGATAGCCCCCCTCTGGCGATGGCCTGGGCTGGTGAACGCCAGCGTTACCGCGCCCGCGCGTTGCAAGAATGTCCGCGCTCGGGCCTGAAGGCATCTCAGAAGCCGGGCGCCCGCAACCGCCCCTCTTGCCTAACGCACCAGGACCGAAAGCGGAGCCCGACCCATGAAGACCAAGCCCTTCCTTCTCGCAACTGCCGGCTCCACGGTCGACGGCCGCGCCATCGACGATGCGCTGCTCAAGGAGATGGCCAGCAGCTACGATCCCAAGACCTACGGTGCCCGTCTCAACATCGAGCACATCCGCGGTGCGACCGGACAGGCACCCTTCCGCGCGTTCGGCGACGTGCTCGAACTGTCCACCGCCGAAGTGGAGGTCAATTTCAACGGCAAGACGGAAAAGCGCCTGGGCCTGTTCGGCACCCTCGACGTTACGGACGAAGCCAAGTCCCTCAACGATGCGGGCCAGAAGGTCTATCCCTCGATCGAGATCGAACCCAACTTCGGCGGCAAGGGCTTCGCCTACCTGATGGGCTGCGCGCTGACCGACAGCCCGGCCTCGATCGCCACCGAGCGCCTGCAGTTCAATCGCCACTTGCCGGGCAACATCAAGCTGTCGCGCGAAGAATCGGCGCTGCTGGAATTCGCGGAGGACACAACCGGCGATGCCGCCGAGGGTCTGCTGAGCAAACTCGGCACCATGCTCGACACATTCACGGCGAAGTTCACGCCGGCAAAGCCGGGCGAGGTCACGCCGCCCGCCGTGGTGCCCCCTGCAGATCCTGCCGTAGCCGCCTTCGACTTCAACCAGATCAAGCCTTTCTTCACCGAGCTGGGCACCACGATCGCAACCGAGTTCGGCGCGCTGCGCACCGAATTCCGCACCGAGGTCGACGCACTCGGCGTGAAGTTCGCCAAGCTCGAAAAGGAACAGGAGGAAGCGCCCGATCGCAACTTCCGCGCCCGCCCGCAGGGCAACGGCGGCGCCGGCAACTACGCCGGTATCTTCTAAGGCCCCTCCCACACCGCCCGCCCCGCAGTTTCTTTCAATCAGGACACCACCATGGGTTACAACCTCTCCGATCGCGGCCGCCGGGCACTGGACGGCCTCTTCAACGCCATCGGCAACGCCAATGGCGTCCCCCGCGTCAGCCGCCAGTTCGCACTTGATCCCACCAGCGAGCAGCGCCTCGAGGATCTGCAGCGCGAGCAGGTGGGCTTCCTCAACCGCGTAAACGTCTTGGGCGTGCGCGATCTAATCGGCGCGGTCATCGGCCTCGGTACCGAGGACATGATCGCCTCGCGCACCTCCGAGGTGAACCTGCCCCGCAAGCCGAAGTACATCGGCCAGCTCGATGATCGCGAGTATCGCCTCTACGATACCGAGTTCGACACCAAGCTGCCCTGGCAGATCATCGACAACTGGTCGAAGTTCGCGAACTTCGCCCAGCGCTACTCGAGCCACGTGGCGATTTCCGTTGCGCTCAGCCGCATTTCGGTGGGCTGGCACGGTCTTGCCGCCGCCGCCAACACCGATCCGATCGCCAACCCGAACGGCGAGGATGTCAACATCGGATGGCTGCAGAAGCTTCGCCTCGAAAAGCCCGAGCACGTCATGGGCCGCAACACCGTCACGGCCGGCGGCGTCACCACCGCCACCGGCACCGCGAAGCCGATCTACATCGGGGCCAACTCGGACATCGCCGATGGCGACTACAAGAACATCGACGCCCTCGCTTATGATCTGATCTCGGGCATGCCGAGCTGGGCGCGCAGCTCCACCGATCACGTCGTGTGCGTCAGCCAGGACTTGGTGGACGAGAAGTACTTCCCGATGATCAACCGCCCGCTTTCGACCACCATCGACGGCGGCCGTGCGACCAGCGACGTGATGACCCGCGACATCATCATGTCGACCCAGCAGATCGGTGGCCGCCCCGCAGCCATCGTGCCCAAGTTCCCCGAAGGCACCATGTTGATCACGCCGCTGGGTCAGGTCGACGGGTCCGACAGCAGCAACCTGTCGATCTATTACCAGGAAGGTTCGCGCCGCCGGTACATCATGGACAAGCCTGAGATTAAGGCGAGCCTGGTCGACTACAACTCGGTCAACGAGGGCTATGTTTTCGAGGACACGGACTTCGCCGTCCTGGCCGAGAACATCACCTTCGGCGACCGCCCCTAATACCACCCGGAGAGGGCAGCGAAGCCCGAAGCTGCGGTGTGGCGCGGCGACGGGAAGAGCCCGCATCAGGCGGGGGGACCTCACAGATCCCCGCCCCCCTTTTTCAGCAGGAGAGCCCCGCATGGTCAGCCCCTTTCGACGCCACAAGCAAATGGTCCACGGCCTGAAAAGCGCCGGGCCCAACCACATCAGCCACCGCACGGCGACCGCCGCGCCCGAACCGCAGGCCGACACCCCGGCCGGGCAGGAATACGCGGCCTTGCGCGTCCTCCTGCACGACAACCTGCGCACCCTCGCCGACACCGCCTCGATCGAGGCGCGCAACCCGATGAAGGCCGAGTTGGCCAAGGCGTTCGCGGATTGGCTCGAAGGCGTGCTGCAAGCCGGTGAGCTGGGCAATGCGGTGCAGGACGAAATCCTCGTGACCAACATGGTCTGGGCGATCGACTACTGCGATTTCGACTATGCGATGCGCCTCGGCGCGCATGCGCTGAAATTCAATCTCGTCCTGCCCGAGCGTTACAACCGCACTGTGGCCTGCTTCCTCGCCGAGGACATGGCCACCGTGTCGCTGGCCCAGCAGGACAAGGTGACGCTCGAGCAGCTCCTGCAGGTCCTCGCCCTGGTCGAGGGTGCCGACATGCCCGACCCGGCCAAGGCCAAGCTGCACAAAGCTATTGGCCGCGCTTACCGGCGCAAGGCCGATGCGTTCGATGCTTCGGCCGACAACGCCCCGGCCGGCGGCAAGGCGGCCTTCGCCACCGAGGCTATGACGCATCTGCAGCGCGCGCTGCAGCTCGACGGCAACAGCGGCGTGAAGACGGACATCAAGAATTTGGAGGCGATGCTGAAAAAGCTCTCCGAGACCGAGCCCAACGGCGACCAGTCCCAATCCAGCGGAGATCCGTAATGTCCCGACGAAACTACCCATTCGGCCTTGTCCGCGCCCTGCTCGGGGCCCTGGCCTACATTGCCATGCCGGCGCTCGCGCTCGCCTTCGTCGTCATGCAAACCGTCGCCTTCCCCTTCATCGGCCCGGCCGCGCATCGATACCAGGCGCATCCCCGGTCGATCTTCCAGACCCGGCGCGCCGGCCTCGCTTGAGGCGGCCGCCAACGTAACGCCCCACGGCGCTCGGGGGGCGGACGGTCTGAACGACAACCGCTTGCGGCTTGCCGGCCAGCCCGTCCCCACCCCCCGACAACCGTCCCGAAGGATCGCGCATGACCGGCCTCGTCGCCTATCCAGCCCCCGGCACCGATCCGACTAGTGCTCAGGTCGTGGCCGACGGATGGTTCCCGCCGGTGGCACTTGCCGCCGCGCGCGAGATCCCGCGCCTCGGCGAAGGCACCGTGCCCACCGCCCGCCTGACCGCCGCGATCGAAGGTGCGATGCTCACCGCGTTCCGCCTGCTCGCCGTCTGGCGCAGCACGCACGCGGCGGCCGGCGTGTCGTCCCTCGCCGGGGTCACCGATCTGACGCTCAATGCCCGCAACCGTGCAGTGGTGCTGTGGGAACGCATCGTCATCTATTCCGCCGCCGCCGAGCTGCAGGGCCAGTACCGCGACATCTCGGCGACCGACGATGGGCTCGACCGCGCGGCGGAAAAGGTGCTGACCGCCGACGATTCGCGCCGCATCGCGCACGCCGCCGTCGCGGACCTTCTGAGCATCGGTGCCGAGCGGCCGGTGCTGCGCAACGCCGTCGAATTGATCTGATGACCACCGCGACCGCCCTCGAAGGTGATACCGTCGACGCGATCTGCTGGCGCGAGCTGGGCCGCACCCGCGCCGTCACCGAGCAGGTCCTCGCGCTCAACCCCGGCATCGCCGCGCTCGGCACGCGCCTGCCTGCCGGCACCGTCGTCACTCTGCCCGAACTGGCCAAGGCCGCGCCCGCCATTCTTGAAACCGTGAAGCTGTGGGACTGAGCGATGCGTAAGATCGACACCCTGCGGGCCGCCATCTTCGCCGTCCTGCCCGAGCTGGGCAACGAACCGGACCGGCTGCGGATCTGGATCGAACGCGGCACCGCCCGCTCGACGCAAACCGAGGGTCGCGGCTTCGCAATAGCGTTCCAGCTAAACGTCCTGGTCGTGGAAATGGCGACCGACATCGCCGTGCTGTTCCTCGCGGTCTTCGAATGGCTGCGCGTCAACCAGCCCGAGCTGATGGTGCCGGGCAAGGATGCGATCGGCTTCGACGCCGACATCCTCGACAACGCATCCGCTGACGTGCTCCTGCAGCTCCAGCTCGACCAGGCGATCAGCGCCGCGCCGAAAGGCGACGGCCGCTATGATCTGGAATACCGCGGTGAACCGGACCCGCTGTTCGTGGACGGAATGAGCATTATCGCACCGGCCGCTGCGCCACCATTGCTCGGCTTCGACGTGATCGAAGATGTGCTGCCTTGGGAGCTTTGACGTATGGCCGAAGACCTGAGCGAATTCGAGCGGTGGTTCGCCACGATCCTCAACGCGGTGGAGCCCGCTAAACGCAAGGCCGCCGTGATGAAGCTCGGCCAGGCGATCCGCCGCGCCAACATGCAGCGCATCGCGCAGAACGTCGACCCGCAGGGCCGGCCCATGGAGGCGCGCAAGCCGCGCCTGGATGGCCGGGGCAAGCTGCGCCGCCAGACCGGCAAGATGTTCAAGGGCCTGCGCAAGCTGCGCAATTGGAAGATCGTCGCCGATGCCGGTGGCGTGGAGATCAAGCCCGCCTCGGGCGCTGTCGATCGCGTCGCCGCCGTTAGTCAATTTGGCGAGGTCGACGTGGTCGGCCGCCTGCGCAGCGGCCGCGAAATCCGATACCGCTATCCGGTGCGCGGCATCGTGGGCATCGGCGCCGAAGATGAGCGGCTTGCCATGGAGATCGCGGAATCGCTGATCCGACCCGACGACTGACGCGGTAACGGGCACCTCTACCCCGCCGCCCCCTACCGCGCGCGCACGAAGCTGGCCCATGCCTCAATGCATGGTCGGTTCAATTGCCTCCTCCCCTGCCGTCGATCTCTCCGGAGTTCCAGCGCCTGCGCTCGTCCCGCAGCCGGACTTCGAAACGCGCCTTGCGGCCAAGATCGCGCGCCTCATTGCCCAAATGCCCGCGTTCTCCGCCTTGGTGGAGAGCGACCCGGCGATCCTTCTGCTCGAGGCGGATAGCTACGACGAACTGGTGCTCGCGCAGGCATTCAACGACACCGCCAAAGGGCTGCTGCTAGCCTACGCCACCGATGCCAACCTCGACCAGCTCGGCGTCCTGATGGACGTACCTCGCCTGGTGGTCACACCGGCGACGGCGACGGCCGCCGCCGTGATGGAATTGGACAGCGCTTATCGCCAGCGCATCCAGCTTGCACCCCATAGCTTCTCGGTCGCGGGGCCCGAACTCGCCTACGTCTTCCACGCCCGCTCGGCCCATGGCGACGTCGCGGATGCCACTGCGGTATCTCCGACGCCCGGCGTCGTGGTCGTGACGGTGCTGGCCAAAAGCGGCAACGGCGTCCCGTCCGAAGTCGTGTTGCAGGCGGTCCGCGACCGCCTCGCCGACGTGCGGCCGTTGACCGATCAGGTCATCGTCCAGGCGGTCGAGCTTGTCGACTACGCCATCGCGGCGCAGCTCTTCGTCTACTCCGGCCCTGATGCGACGCTGATCGAAAACACGGCCGATGACAGCCTCGCTGCCTTCCTTGCCGCCTCGCGCAAAATCGGACGCGACGTCGCCCGCTCGGCCCACATCGCCGCCCTGCATGTGAGCAACGTCCAGCGCGTCGCACTGCCCTCGCCGGCCGCCGACATCGCGATTTCGATGTCGCAGATCGCCAACCCGGTCTCGGTCGAGATCACGATCGCGGGGACCGAGTGGTGAGCCTGCTCCCTCCCAACGCTACCCCCGGCGAGCGCGCGCTCGAGGATGCCATGCTCGCGCGCATCGACCTGTCGGCAGTGGGCAACCTGTGGAACCCGGCGACGTGCCCGGCCGAAGTGCTGCCCTTCCTGGCCTGGGGTCTGGCGATCAGCCATTGGGACACGACGTGGTCGGTTGAGCAAAAGCGCGCGGCGGTGACCGGCACGATCCCGTTCCACAAGATCAAGGGCACCCGCGCCGCCGTCGTCGAGGTCCTGGCACGGTTCCACCCGCTGCTGACCGTCACCGAGTGGTGGGAGACAGATCCGCCGCGCGCGCCGCATACTTTCGAGGTGCGTGCACCCGCGAACGAAATGGGCCCGGATTTCCTGACCGCCGAGACGGCCGAGGCAATTATCCGCGACGTCGCGGCGGCCAAGCCGCTGCGCGCACACTTCGATTTCGTGCAGGTCCTTGAGGCGCAGGCCGGCCTCTATCTCGCGGGGAGTGGCCTCGTCGGCAGCTTCCACCGCGCCGACTACCTCGCCCAGCACGACACGAGCCGGGACTGGTCGAAGATTTGGCAGACGGCCGATGGCGAGCCGCTCCGCACCGAGGATGGCCTCGACTACTGGGAGGAAGAATAATGGCCGCGCTGGTCCTCAAACTGACCGATGCGGGGCTCGCGGCTGTCCAGGCTGCATCGGGCTCCGACCCGACCTCGATAACCCATCTGGGCCTGACGGCCTCGGTGTTCGACTTCGCGCCCACGCTGACCGCGCTGCCAGGCCAGTTCAAGCTTCTCGATGTCGCATCGGGTGTATCGCCCGCCGAGAACGTGACGCACCTGACTTCCTACGACACCAGCGCGGAAGTGTGGACCGCCAGGGCGCTCGGGCTCTATCTCGAGGACGGCACCCTGTTTGCTGTCAGCTCCGCCGAGCAACCGCTGCTCACCAAAGCGGCTCCCGCCTTCGCGCTGTTCGTCTTCGACATTTCTTTCGAGGCCGATCTGGCTGCGAACATCGTCTACGGTAATGCCGTCTTCGCTTACCCACCTGCGACCGAGCAGTATCGCGGCGTGGCTCGGCTTGCCACACAGGCGCGGGTCAATGCGGGCGTTGATGGCGAGGACGACGCGGAGACCATCGTCACGCCCAAGACGCTGCGCGCGCGGCTCGCTTCGTTTACCACCGCCGTCAACAACAGCATCGCTGCGATCAGCAACACGGTCAGCACCGGCCTAGCGGCGCTGGCGGCGCGGCGGATCACGGGCGATGGCCTGGTATCCGGCGGCGGGACGCTGGAAGCCGACCTCACCCTGACCGTCGCTGAAGCAAGCGCGGCCGAGATCACCGCCGGCATCGCTGCCAACACCGTGGTCACGCCGCGCCGCCTCGGTCCGATCTCGATGCTGCTCGAGCAGAATGGCTACATCCGCTTCTTCGGTTTCCAGATCGCATGGGGCCGGTTCAGCGCGGCTCCCAACGTGTCCACCGGCGTGGTCTTCGTGCAGCCCTTCAACACCGCCTGCTTCTCGGCGGTGGTCAGCGGCGTGACCAGCTTGGGCACCGGGTCGCAGGAAAACACGCCCGCCGTTGTCGTATCGACCATCACCAAGACCGGCTTCTCGGCCTTCAACGCCGACGATGAAGCCGATGCCACCTGTTACATCGCTGTAGGGACCTGACCGATGGCCAAGCTAAGCTCCAAGGCCGGCATCGCCGAACTTCTCGATTTCGACGGCCGCACCGTCGCCGACGTGCTGCGGCAGGTGATCCTGTTTGGCACCGTATCCGAGCGCGAGGCCTTCACCTATCGCCACGGCGGCACGCCCGAGGTGCGTTCTGGTACTCTGTGGGGACGCAAGGATCCCGGCGAGCTTCCGCGCTGGGATATCTGGCTCAACGCCGGCGACATCGGCCTTGGCGGCACGGCCGTCACGGAGAGCAAGTGGTATTCGTTCTTCTCGCAGTCCGAGGCGACCAATCGCGGCAACCACAGCGGCACGCAGGGGATCAACACGATCGTTGGTCTGCAAGGTGCGCTCGACACCCTCTACAGCAATATCACCTCGCGCTTTTCGGGCCCGTTCGGCGATCGTCCGTTCCCCGCACCTCGCGATGGCTACCGCTACTACGCCTCTGATCTTGGCCGCGAGTTCCAGTGGATCGAGGTTGGCAGCAAGGACCTTTACGGCAATGTAGCCACGGCCGCCGGGTACGTTGGCCTCTACACCCTGGCCGAGATCAAAAACCTCGCGATCGGGTTTACGAACTTCCTGCCCCAGGCAAGGGTGGATGGCCTCGCCACGGACTTCGCCCGCTACGATGGGCAGACCTTGAATGCCCGCATCTCGGGCTTTCGTGCCCGCGCGCTGTCCAGCGCCAGCACGGTCACCGCGCTGGTCGAATGGGAGGGCCATGCCGACAAATTCACCCTGACGTGGGCCGGCTACAGCTTGCCCCTCGGCGGGCAGGTGCGTGGACTTAACACCAAGGCAATGAACTGGGGGAGCCAGACGGCGATGCTCGGGACCTCCGATTCCATGTTGGACGGCAAGTGGCTGGAGGCCGCTGCCGCCACGCTTGGCTACACGCTGGTCAATGTCGCGAAATACAGCAGCGGCTCGAAGCAGGTCTATCGCCTGGGGGTGCGCCCGCTGCGCTTCACCACGGCCGGCAACACGATCCCCGCCGGCGGAACCGGTGTGCAGATCACCGCGATCAACGGCGTTGCCCCCGGCCCGGCGGTATCCTTCGACGCCTTTGCCGCTGAAGGCTTCCTCAACACGTCTGCTGGCGACACGATCGCCACGCACTGCAGCGAGGCGGGTTGGCTTGGCGGGCGACATGGCATCGTCTCGGTGCCCAACGCCGGCACGCCGGCCTATACCTTCACGCCGGACGACGGCGGCGCTGCCACGGCCCTCGATCCCCAGTCGCTTTTCGTCCCCGACAACCTCGCTCTGCTGCAGACTTCGGAGGTGGTCATTCGCAGTACGCAGAACACCTTCTTCGCGGGGCCGGGCAACCCCGTGTTTCCGAACGACATCAACCCGCGCGTGCTGGAAGATATCGGGCTTATCGTCGACGCCACAGCCGGGCAGCGCGTGACGATCCTCTCGCTCACGCCTGGCCGCGACTTCGCGCCCGGTTCTGCCATCCGCAACGCGCTCACCTACTTCAACGCCCAGCTTCGCGCCCTGTGGCCGCAGCAGGCGGCGTTCATCAACGGCGTCGGTACGAACTACGATTACATCCGCGCTCACGGGTCGGACGGGTCTGCCGAGGACATAGCCGACATCGCGAACGGCTTGCTGCCGCGCAGCTGCATGGCGTCCAGCGATCCGACCGAGGTGCATCTGAACGTAAAGGGTCAGGGGTTGGAACGCGATTTCTTCCTGCTGTGGCGGGCCTCCCAGAAGGCTCCGCCTGCGGTGCGCCTCGGCACCATTTTCCAGATCGACGCGACCGCGAAAAATCTGCGAACCGGCCTCGACACCACGGCGACCGCGACAGCAACGGTCATGGGGCCCGCGATTGAGTACGCCGCTGCCGCCCAAGGAATGCGGGGCGAGCCGTTCGAAACGTTGGACGCAGCACAGTTTACGGCGATCCTCCCCACTGGCGGCGGCGTTCCTTTGGTGGATGCCAACGGCCAGGTCATCGGCGTTGTGCCGCGCAAGCCGGTGGATCAGGCTCAAGTCGAAGCCCTCGTCGGCGACAAAATTTCCGCCGATGTATTCGAGTTCATCGTTGACCCGCTAGCGACCACCCCTCTGCCTTTGCTGGTCGATCAAGAGGGGCGCAACGTGCTGCCCCGAACAGATGCGGCCGTGACGGCAAGGCTGGCGTCGACCGAGGCGAACGTTTCCGCCCTGACCGAACTTGTGGGCAAGGGCCCTGTGCGAACTGAAGTGTTCGAGCAGATCATCGTGCCCGGCACGGGCCAACGCTCGCCCCTCCTGCTCGATAATTCCGGGCAGGTGGTGCTCTGGTCGGGTGATGACGCAGCGGCGGCCTCGCTAGCGGTCTCTATTGCCGCGCTGTCGGCCAGGATGGACGTATTCCACGATAGCGGGGGAGCGCCAGACGTTCAGGCCTACCAGGCGTGGAGGCTGCGCAAGGCGCGCATGAAGCTGCGGATGATGAACCTCGCCATCGCGAACACCCAGCTTTCGCTGACGTTCTGTGGCGACAGCTATATCGACGATTCACCCAAGTGGTTCCGCAAGTTCGCCGACATCATGTTCGCGAAGTACGGGAGGGCCGCGATCGGGTATGTCGGCTTTGCGACGTCGGTGCAGCTGGTTGGCTGGCGCAATGCGCTGTCCAGCAACGCCACCGTCGTCGACGGCACCGCGACTTCCCCCGACACGTACTCGATCACCAGTTCGACCTCGGGCCTGTTGGGCGAGTGGTTTGTGTCCGCGACCGAGCCGCGACCGACCTCGGCGCGCCTTATGTGGAACGGCACGAGCGATGGCGTGATCCGTTACCGCTGGTTCGACACCGATGCGTGGAAGACGCTCAATGTCCAGGGCAGCGGCGTCCAGTCGGCATTGATGGATTTGGCGGGCATGCCGGCGCTCAATACCCAAATCCGCCTGCGCATCGAAGTCGTGTCCGGCAGCGTCGAGTTGTACGGCGTCTATTACGCGAACTCGGCCGGCGCCGGTATCATCATCAACAAGTGCGGCAACAGCGGCACGCGTGCGTCGGGTTGGGCTGCAGTAGACCAGGCGCAGCAAGTGGCGGCTCTGGCGATGATCCCGACGGATACGCATTGCTTCCTGCTCGGCACAAACGACAATTCCGACAGTCGAAGCGATGTGCAGTTCGCTGCGGACATGGTCACGTTGTTCGCCCGCGCGCGGCTCGCAAACCCGCCCGCCAATCAGGTACCCGGCTGCGATCTCCTGATGATCCTGCCGGAAGACATTGTCCCCCATTACGCCACCAAGCCAGTGGGCCGCTACACCAGGGCTATGCGCGCGCTCGCACCCTCGATCGACTGCGCCGTGGTCTCCATGGGCTATTCGTTTGGCCCTGACCCGACCGTGTACCGCGCCTGGCTCGATGACAGCGGGTTTCACCCTCATCAGGACACCGGGGCCTACCTCGCCGCCGATCCCATCCTTCAACTCTTCTCTGCCTAATCTAGGAGCACACGCCCATGGCCGACTATGCTTACGTTCTGCGTGCCCCTTACGCAGTTTCGGACACCTCGCTCACCAAGGTCTATCGCGATCCGCTCCTGAAGGATGCCAAGGACGGCGTTCGCTTCCTCTGGGACACCGCATTTCCCTGGTCTTACCCGGCGGGCGATTTCGCCGGCCGGCAGGCAGCGGGTGCGCCAGCGGCCGACGCTCTCATCCGGGACATCTCGGAGCACAACAACGGAGCGTTTCGCAAGCTCGCGGCAGGAACGGTCGGTTTTGCTGGCGGCGGCTTCGAATTGAAGACGCTCACGGGGCGGCACGGCTATGTCGAAGTGCCTGCGGCGGTGAACGCGGATATCTGGAATCCGGCCCCGGCCGGAGCCGCTGTGGTGGGCGGTAGCCAACTGTGGCTGGAATGCCTGTACCTTTGGGCCCCGGATCCGCGTCTTTGGACCGGCCCGGCCGCCAACTCCTTCTGCCCCATCATGCAGACCTCGGGTACTGATGCAGCGCCGACTGCGTATTACGCGACGACGCCGGAAAAAGCGTGGGTTGGCGTCAAAGCGGACGGCGCCGTGGTGGCGAACTTCCAGTCGCCCTCGATGGGCAACAACAATACGATCAACTATACCTCCTCGATCCTGCCCCACATCGGGAAGCTGACGCAGATCGCGACGTGGCGAAGCGGAGCAGGCGCGACCCAATCGGGCCTGATGATCCGATCTTCCGTCTCTCGGAATGTCAGCAACACCTCGGCAAACGGGGTGGCCGCGAACGCTGACTCGTATGCCGCGTCCAAGACCAAGATCGGCATCGGTCCGTCGTCGATCTGGCCGGCAAGTGGCCTGGACATGAGCCAGTCTCCTTTCCGCATATACCGCGGCTTCACGGAAAACCTCGCCCGATCGGGCCGCAATCCTTTGACGGTGCTCGATGACGACTGGGCGCGTGTCCAGGCACGGATTGCTGCCTCGGCCGCCGCGAATGGTGGGACCAGCCTGATCTTCGCCTGACGGCCCGCCCCGCCGCATATCGCTCGGTCGCCCCCGCGTCGATCCCTCACACTGGAACATGACAATGACCGAAACCTGCCTAGCCATCCTGCTCATCCACGGCGTCGGCGCGGCGGAACACGCCGACACGCTACGCGAGCACTACGGCGCGACGCGCGCGATCAATGATGTCGCGGACGCACAGAACGGCGACCTGCTGTTGCGCGAGGACGACGTTGAAGATCTGGATTGGATCGCCTCGAATGTGATCCTTCTCCCCGGCGATCGAGCACCCATCGTGCGAAAGATCGCTTTGGAGGACGCGCTGCTGGAAGTGGCAAACGGTAGTGGGGAGCCCTCGCCGTGAAGCACCTCCTCGAGCACGTCCCCGACGGCATCAAGTTCGGGCTGGATGCCCTCTCATTCACCGCCCTCTTGGGGAGCCTCATCAGCGTGCTGCCGGCCGTCGCGTCCCTGCTGACCATCATGTGGACCGCGATCCGCATCTACGAAACCGAGACCGTGCAGCGGTTCATCAAACGAAGGGAGCCCGAAGCATGATCGACAGGATCAAGGGACGCTTGGTTCCCGGCGCCTGCCATTGGTGGAAGTGGTCCAGCGTGCAGTTCGCCGTCGTGGGCGGCGTTGTCACCAGCTGGGCCGCAACCGACCCGAGCGGCTTCGCACACGTCGTCGCCCTGCTGCCGAGCTGGGCGCAACCCTTTGTGGGCGTTGCCCTCGCCGCCGTCGCGATCGCACTGCGGATCACTCAGCGAAAGGAAGGCTGACCATGTCACAAGAACCCAAGCCGCTTTCTTCGACGGTAAAGGGTGGCACCCTCGCCGCGATCGTCGGCCTGCTGTCTGCCGGCATGCTCCTGGTGGAAACGCCGAAGGAAGAAAGCGGTCGCATCGTGCGCGCCGAGGTGGCGGCCGATGGCACCGCCACGGTGACGCACATCGCGGGTCCGCAATATCTGACTTCGTATCTCGACATCGCGAACGTACCCACCGCGTGCGATGGCATCACCAAGGGCGTGAAGATGGGCCAGCGCTATACCGACGCGCAGTGTGCTGCGCTGCTCGAGCGCGAGTTGGCGGTCCACGCTCAAGGCGTGATCCGCTGCACGCCCACACTCGCCCGCGATGGCCGGGATCATCAACGCGTCGCTGCCGTGCTGCTCGCCTACAATATCGGCGTCGGCGCTTATTGCGGCTCCAGCGTCGCCAAGCGGTTCAACGCCGGGCAATGGCGCGCCGGCTGCGATGCCTTCGGAATGTGGAACAAGGCGCGGGTCAACGGGATACTGCGCCCCGTCGCGGGTCTGACCGCACGCCGGAACCGGGAACGTGCGATCTGCCTGCAGGGTGCCGCATGAAGCTCCTGCTCTCGTTTTTGGGCGGAATCCGCGCGCTCATCTCCGGCATTCTGGCATGGACTGTGCGACATCCGTGGCCATGCGCCTGCGCGGTGCTGCTGACCCTCGCTTGGTGGCAGTGGAGCGGGAAGCAGGATGCGCTAGGTGAGCGTGACAAAGTCCGTGTCGCCTTGGCGGCCGAAAAGAGCGGCCGCAAGGCTGACCATGCGGACTGGCTGCACCAAATCGATGCAGCGAAGGCTGCAACCGCTGCGGCCGAGCACAAATCACAGGAGATCGCTTCCAATGCCCAATCCACGCACGATGCCTTGGCGGCCGACAATGCTGGCCTGCGCGCTTACATCGCTGGTCGCCGCCTGCGGTCCGGCGGCGGTGTCGTCGCTTCCGCCCGCACCACCGATGATCTCGGTGCCCCGGTTTCTGCAAGTGCAACCGAGCCCGCCCTCGTGGCGACGGACGAAACCGATCTCCTCGCCTGCGACGGATACTACGTCGACCTCGCTGCCGCCTACGAGTGGGCCCAGGGGCTGATCCAGTCCGGTCTTGCTAAACCCGCGCCATGAGGGACCAGGAAGACATCCCCGCCGACGTGTCCGAGCTGATCCGTCTCGGCACGATCGCCTCGGTGGATCTCGCCGCGAGGCGCTGCACGGTGCTCTACGGCGACGAAGATGACGAAGACGGCGGGGCCACAACACCACCGATCCGTTGGCTTGCACCTCGGTGCGGGAAGACGCGTGTATGGAGCCCGCCCAGCGTCGGGGAACAGGTGATCCTCATCTGTCCCGATGGCCAGCTGGCCGCAGCCGTGGCACTCGCCGGCATCGACCAGGATGCGTTTCCGCTACCGGCGGCCGGCTTAACCGAGCTGATCGAGTTCGAAGACGGCGCGCGCATCGCCTACGACCCTGAGGGCCACGCGCTTACCGCCATTCTGCCGGCCGGCGGGACGGCCTTGATCGAAGCGCCCGGCGGCCTGACGATCCGGGGGGACGTGACCGTGGAGGGTACGCTCACCGCCAGCGACGACGTGCTCGGCGGCGGCATCAGCCTCAAGAACCATAAGCATGGCGGCGTACAAGCGGGCGGCGCACAGACAGGCACTCCCGCTTAAGGCCTGCCGGAGCAGCGGGGTAGCGCCTGCCGTTACCCCGGCACCCCCTAGATAAAACGCGAGCGATAGCGCTCTGGTCATCCCCATGATCGGGATGAACGCCACCACCGGAAAGCAGCTAGAGGGCACCGCGCACCTCGCGCAGTCGATCGGCAAGATCCTGTGCACGCCGTTGGGCACGCGCATCATGCGCCGTGACTTCGGCTCGCTGCTGTTCGACCTGATCGACCGCCCCATCAACGCCGCCACCGTCATGCTCCTGCGCGCGGCGACCGCTGTCGCAATCCGCCAGTGGGAGCCGCGCATCTCGATCGCCAAGATCGACATTTCGGGCAGCTTCGCGGCGGGCAACCTTGCGATCGCGATCTCGGGGAAGCGCACCGACGTCGCCGCGCCCAACGCGCAAGTCACCCTTTCCATCCCTATCGCCAGCTGAGGCACGTCCCATGACCCACGGCCTGACCCTTACCGAATCGTCCGACAGCACCGTCACCGTCACGCCGTCCAGCATGGCGGTGATCGGCCTGATCGCCACCACCAAGGCCGGTCCTGACGACGTCGCGGCCGAGATCGACGCCGCCTTCCCGCTCAACACCCCGGTCCTGGTGACCAACGTCGACGTCGCCGCCGGCAAGGCGGGCAGCCTGGGCACCTTGAAGAAGGCGCTCGAGGCGATTGGCGATCAGGCCAGCCCCATCGTCGTGGTCGTGCGCGTGGCGGAAGGCGCAACGTCGGCGGAAACTGACGCCAACGTGATCGGTGCCACAGACGGCAACACGTACACCGGCCTGCAGGCGCTGCTGGCGGCCGAGAGCCTGGTCGGCATCCGCCCGCGCATCATCGGCGCACCCGGCCTCGATACCTTGGCCGTCACGACCGAGCTGGTCATCACCGCCAAGAAGCTGCGCGGCATGGTCTATGCCCGCGCGATCGGCGCCGACATCGCTGCTGCCGTCCTCTACCGCGACAACTTTGCGGCGCGCGAGCTAATGCTGATCTGGCCCGACACCAACACGTGGACCGGCGACGCCGTCGCCCGTGCGCTTGGCCTGCGCGCTCGCATCGACGAAGAAATCGGGTGGCACAAGACTCTGTCGAACGTGGCGATGGACGGCGTGCTGTCGATCACGAAGGATGTGCACTTCGACCTGCTGGACGCTTCCACCGATGCCGGCGTGCTCAATGACGCGCCGGTCACCACGATCATCCGCACCGATGGCCACCGCTTCTGGGGCAACCGCACCACGGCCGGTCCCGAACAGCCGGACTTCGTCTTTGAAAGCGCCGTGCGCACCAGCTTCGCGCTGCAGGACGTCATCGCCACCACTATGCAGCCCTTCATCGACCAGCCCATCACCGTGGGCCAGATCAAGAACCTGCTGGAAAAGATGAACGCGGCGGCGCGCGCACTGGTTACGGCCGGGAAGATCGTGGGCGCGAAGTTCTTCTTCGACGCCGCCGCCAACACCTCCGATCAGCTCGCGGTGGGCAAGCCGACCTTCCGATTCCAGTTCACGCCTTGCGCGCCGATGGAGAACCCGACCGTCGTGCTGGTCATCACCGACTTCTACTACTCGGACTTCGCAGACCAGCTGGTCTGAGCCGAGCCCCCTTCCCACCGCTGAAAGGATCCGGCCATGGGCCTGCCGCGCAAGCTCGTAAACATCAACGCCTACGCCGATGGCCTGAGCTTCCTCGGCCAGATTGCCGAGTTCGAGGAGCCCAAGCTCGCCATCGCCACCGACGATTGGCGCGGCGGCGGCATGCTCGGCCCGGTCAAGATGGACATGGGCCTCGAAGCGCAGGAAGCCACCCTCACGATGGGCGGCCACACCGCGTCGCTGATCCGCAGGTTCGGCACCACGGCGGTCGACGGCGTCCAGCTGCGCCTGGTCGCGGCGTATCGCGCCGACGACGGCACCGCCGCGCAGGCGGTCGAGATATACCTCGGCGGCCGCTTTTCCGAAATCGACCTCGGCAAGGGCAAGCCCGGCGAAGGCACCGAGCACAAGTATACCGTGCCTGTCGCCTACTACCGCCGCGTCGTCGATGGCGTGGTCGAGGTCGAGATCGACATGGTCAACGGCGTGTTCCTGGTCGACGGCATCGATCGCTACGCCGAGATCATGGCCATCCTGCTCGGCTGACGCCTCCGACATCATGAAATCTACCAGGCGGTCCGTTGCGGGGCGCCGCCTGGTGGTGGGCCGGGGAGGATCGGTAGCCTTTCCCCCCTTCCCGGCCCTTTCCGCCCCGCTGCACAGGAGCCCCGCACATGGCCGAACAAACCGATGTCACCGCCGTCACTCAGACCGAGAACCGTTTCAAAACCGTCACTCTGTCGACGCCTATCATTCGCGGCACGACCAGCATCACCAAGCTCAACATCCGCAAACCAAAGGCTGGCCAGCTTCGCGGTGGCATTACCCTGCAGGACATCCTCACCACGGACGTCACTGCGATGCTCAAGCTGATCCCGCGCGTCACTGACCCGCCGCTGCTCGACGACGAATCCGACAACCTCGAACCCGATGATTTCTCCGAGATTTGCGGAACAATCCGGGGTTTTTTTATGACGAAGGCGGAGCACGCGGCGATCGATGCGCTGATGGCGGAACATCGACCGAAGACCTGATCGCCGAAATCGCGGCAATCTTCCATTGGCCCCTGAGCGAGCTGGTGGCGCTGCCCGTCGACGAACTGCTCGCATGGCGTGAGCGCGCCGTTGGCATCTGGAACCGGATGAATCCGCCAGCCAAGGAAGGCAACTAGTGAGCAACCGCCTTTCCCTGATCGTGAACTTCCTTGGCGTCGACAAGATGTCGGGCGCGCTGCGCAACATCGTGGGCCTCGGACGTCGGGGCTCGACTTCGCTTCGCTCACTGACCGGCGAAGCGCGTAAGCTCGACCGAGAACTGGCGGGCGTCCGGCGCGAGATTCAGGCGGGTTCGGGTAACATGACCGAGCTGATCAACCGCGAGCGGGCGCTTGAACGTTCGCTCGCGGGTGCCAACCAGCAGCTCCAGCGCCAACGCCGGCTCTTGGCAATCAATGCCGACCGGGAGGCGATGCTGGCGCGGGGCAGGGACTTACGCGCCAAGGGTGCAGAGGGCGTGCTGGCGGGAGCGGCTATGTCGTTGCCGCTGATCGCCGCGACACGCCAGGCCATGACGTTCGAAAGCGCCATGGCCGACGTGCGCAAGGTCGTGAATTTCCCATCACCCAAGGCGTTCGCGCAAATGTCTGACGATGTCCTAGCGCTCAGCACGCGCATTCCGATGGCGGCAGAGGGTATCGCGGCGATCGTCGCCGCCGCCGGCCGAGCGAACATTCCGCGTGCGGAGCTGCTGGGCTTCGCCCAAGACGCGGCCAAGATGGGCGTGGCCTTCGACATCTCTGGCGACGAGGCCGGCGGCATGATGGCCAAATGGCGCACCGCCTTCGCGATGAATCAGAAGGGCGTGAATACCCTTTCCAATCAGATAAACGCTCTCACGAACGCCTATGGCGGCACGGCAGTGGAAGTATCCGGCATCGTCACCCGCATCGGTGCGCTGGGCAAAGTTGCCGGCGTCACTGCGCCGCAGGTTGCCGCCATGGCACAGCTACTCAACAGCGTCGGCGTCGAGGAGGAAGTCGCGGCTACAGGCATCAAGAACATGATGCTCGCGCTTACGAAGGGGGATGCGGCAACCAAAAGCCAGGCGGCGTCGCTTGAAAGGCTAGGCCTCAGCGCTACCGGCCTTGCCGAGCGCATGCAAAAGGATGCCGGCGGGGCGATCACGGATGTTCTGACGCGCCTCAACAAAATCCCGAAAGCGCAGCAGGCAGGGATCCTGACCAATTTGTTCGGATCGGAATCGGTGGCAGCGATCGCGCCGATGCTCACCAACCTCGACAAGCTCCAGAACAATCTCACGCTGGTGGGCGATAAGGCGCAGTACGCGGGATCGATGGAAAAGGAATACCTTTCCGCCATCGCCACCAGCGAGGGTGCCACGGGCCTTGCGATGAACGCCTTGAAGGCACTTAACATCACACTTGGGCAGGCCCTGCTCCCCACGGTGATGACGGCGTCGCAAAAGATCGTGTCGATCGCGAATTCCATGCGGGCATGGGCAAAACAGAACCCGCAGCTTTCGTCCAGCTTGGTCAAGCTGCTGACCGGCCTTGTTGCCTTGCGAATTGGTCTCGGCGCGGCGAAGTTTGCTTTCGGGGGGTTGCTTGGTCCCCTGGCCAAGATCATTCCCTATTTTCGGAAGGTCGAAGGCATCTCCGCCTTCGGGCGGCACCTCGGCATGTTCGGCAAGGTCGCTGTCCAGGCTGGGAGTTTGGCAGTTCGCGGCTTTGGGCTGATCAGGATAGCGGCGATGTTCCTTGCCCGAGGCATCATGCAGGCAGGGATTATGATGATGGCCAACCCGATCGTCCTGGTCATCACCTTGATCGTCGCCGCGCTCGCTGGCGCCGCTTACCTTGTCTACACCCATTGGGACAAGATCAGCGCCGCATTCACCAGTGGTGTCGCATGGGTGAAGTCGTCTTTGCAGGCGCTGCCGGCGTGGCTCAAGAACATCGGGGCCATGATGATGCAGGGCCTCCTTATGGCCATCAACCCGATGGCGCTGGCGTGGAAGCTTGTGCAGCTCGCGAAGAACGGCGTCACCGCGTTCAAGCAGTATTTCGGTATCAAGTCGCCTTCGCGCCTGTTCATGGCCATGGGCGGGCACCTGACCGGGGGCCTTGAGCGCGGCATCGACAGGTCACGTCATGGCCCGGTGCGCGCGATAAGCCGCATGGCTACCGGCATTGCAGCTGCCGGGGCAATATCGCTCACGCCTATGGCGGCCGCCGCGCGCTCGCCCGGCAAGGGTTCTACAGCCGCAGCGTCGGTGCCGATCGAGATCCATGTGCACGGCACACCGGGGATGAACGTCCAGGATCTCGCCCGCGAGGTACGCCGCGAACTTGAGCGCCTGCAGGCCCGCAACGCTCTCAGCAGCTATGAGGATCGCTAATGGCTTCCGCTCCGCTGATGTCGCCCTCCCAGCTTCTGACGCTAGGCATGTTCCTGTTCGGCATGGACACGATCCCCTATTCCGATTTTCAACGTAGCCAGGGGTGGCGGCATGAGGGGACCGAGCGTCATATGGCGCGCCCCGCTACGCAGTTCGTCGGGCCTGGCGAAGATTCGATCACTCTTGCCGGGTTGCTCGTTCCCGAAATCGCCGGCAGCTACGGCGCGCTCGACCGCTTGGTCGAGATGGCGGACACCGGCGGCAACTGGCCGCTCGTCGACGGCAGCGGTCGAGTGCTCGGGCACTTCCGAATCGACCAGCTTGATACGGCGCACCATACTGTTCTGGCAGGCGGCATCCCGCGCGCCATCGATTTCCAGCTCAGGCTCACGCGGGTAGACTGATGTCAGGTGCGAATATCGCCGGCTTGCGCCTCACGCTCGACGGCGTTGATCTTGCTGACAAGATCAACCCACGTTTCGTGGACCTGACTTTGTCGGAAAAGCGCGGGGGCGCAGCGGATGAGCTATCACTCACGCTGCAAAACGCGGACGGTAAACTCGAAATTCCCGAGCCGGGAAAGGTCATAGCGCTCGCGCTGGGCTGGACATCGGGCCCAGACGTCCCGGTCGGCCTCGTCGACAAGGGCCGTTTTACTGTTGATGAAGCGGAGCCTACCGGGCCTCCTGATCAGATACGCATCACAGCCCGCTCAGCCGACCTCAACGGAAATTATCGCAAGCGCCGCACACAGGTGTGGAAGGACACGACGGTGGGCGCCGTGCTGGAGCAGATCGCGGCGCGCAACGACGTGACCGCCCAGGTCCATCCAGACCTCGCCGGCAAGACTATCACTGCAATCGATCAGCATGGCAAAAGCGATATGCTGTTCGTGAAGCACCTCGGGAGCCGCTACGACGCTGTTGCGACGTGGAAGGATCGCAGGATCGTTTTCATGCCAATTGGGAGCACTACGACAGCTAGCGGCAAAAGCCTGCCTTCCGTCACGCTGGTCAAGCGGGACGGCTGGACTTGGCGCTTCAACCGCGCCCAGCGTGAGGAATATGACGGCGCGGAAGCATCCTGGCACGACCAGGGCAGCGGCAAGAAGAAGAAGTTTTCGACCGGCGGCAGCAAGACGAAGCGGCTGAAGCGCACCTATGCGAGCGAAGCAGATGCCAAGCAAGCTGCCGAGGCAGAGGCATCGAAGCGCCAGCGTGGCAGCTTTACGTTTACATATGACTTGGCGATTGCCGACACCCGCCTGCAGCCTAACGCGCGGGTGACCCTTTCCGGGTGGAACGCTAAGATCGACGCCATTCAATGGTTGGTGGCGTCGGTCGAGACGGGTATGGGTAAATCGGGCATCAAGCAGACGATTGCGCTAGAGAGCTCTTAATCTACTTCGGAAATATGAAAAGTTTCTTTCAAACTATATCGTTACCTTCAGATTTCGAAATCCCGCCATCTCCGTTAGAAAAATTAGGATCTCCTTCTTCCTGCGGGCCGGTTAGAAAATCGACTATTTTACCACCACTTTCTATCATCTCGGCCGCCCCGCCGACTGCTGCATGTGCGAGCGCGATAACGACGCCAATTTTCTTAAACGTCTGCATGAACTTCTTGAGCAGTGTCAACTGACCGGGTGATTGCTTGCCTGCAGTCTCGCTTGCGCGCATGACCCCGAAAATAACGGTTCCGAAAACGCGATTAAAGCCGTCCAAGCCCAGAACGTCATAAGACTGCAATGCGAACAACGCAGAGCGAAGGCTGGACTCCATCAGTTCCCTAAGCCGCGCGCTCAGCGGCGGTTCACACGCGTGTACCGAAGCTAATAGCCCATTTATTTCGTCTATAAGGGCATCTATCGTAACCTTACTTATTTCGGGAATTAAGTATTCCTCTAGTACTCTTCCGCTCAAGTAAATTAGATCAATATCAGATTGAGCGCCTCGAAGTGACATTACTTGAAGGCCATTAGCGCTACTTGGCCTGACAAATGGCAATAGACGATCAGCCGCTCCGCAATATAGGCGACGCTCCACATCATCAACGCACGAAATATTAATTTGCTTTTGAAGGCTATCAAATTTTGCCATCATTGCCGAGAGCATCAGATAATATTCCGTAGACTCTTGCTCTACTGAAAACAATTTACACCAAGAACTAGCTATGCTGTGAAGCTCTTCGCCCTCCATCAACTTTAATAATGCAAAATGTATCTCCCGGGCTACGTTCATAAATTCTCCAACTTATCAGGTCATCGCGATACGACACGGGCCTATGATGCGCTCAGCAAGCACCCGCCTGCTGTGCGCCGTAAGCCGCCTGTGCTTTCGTGTACTGGTTCCCCGCGTCGGATGACAACTGCTCGATAAGGCCCTTGCAGGAGAAGCCGGACATATCGAGGTACTGCTTTGCCGATCGAGCTGCCTGCTCGTTCCAATCGACGTTAAGGCTATCCACCGCTGCAGTCGCGTCGGCCTTCTCGTAACCGTTGCCAGCTTCAGACGACAGCTGGTCTATGAGACCCAATCGCGAAAACCCCGACATGTCGAGGTATTGCTGGGCCGACCTTGCGGCATTGGCCTGCGGGCCGGTGAGGGTGTTAACAGGCTCCTCAGCGTCGACCTGTCCCGGCACAGGTGCATCATCTGACGCCGACTGCACGGTTGCTGCAGGTTTGGGAACATCATGCTGAGCAGTGTCATCGGAGCGGCCCGAACAGTAGCTGACGATCGCGGCCAGTGCGATCAGCACTGCGCAGCCGCCGAGCCAATTCTGCCGGTGCTGTTTCTTACGCGTCGCTACCTCCTCCGGCGAGAACTCCGTGCGACAGTGAGGGCAGACTTCGGCCCCAAGCGCGATCGGCTCCTTGCAACGCGGGCAGGCAACTTCGTTTGACTTAGGCTTCTTCGGCAATGAACTTCCCCTGTTCATGCATCGAGCCGCCCCCGGCCCGATGGTTATCGTCAATCGTCCGGCCACACCTCATCAGGATAGAAATCGGGCTCATTGTGACGTGGTTGGTCAATCGGCTCGTGTTCCTCGAGCATCGCCTCGGACAGCACCGGCACCTCCCCGTCGAATGCGAGCCGTATCCATGCGCCGAACGACGTCGGCCGTTGAAAGACCGCATGGACCTCGGTGCTTCCAAGAAGACTACCCAGGCGCGGCGCACGCTCAGCGCTGATGTAGCCGATCTGGACGGCGCGGCTGGAAAAGACGGCGATAGCGTGCCTATCGAACTTGTTCTCCGGCTCGGGCACAAGATCGACCAGCTCCCCGGGATCGCATCGGAAAATTTCGTCCATGCGGCTCGTGCCATCGGTATTTTTGTGAGTGCCGCCGACAACGGCGAACGACATGGGGGGCAACGCCAAAACCTACATCCTTCGGCCAATCCAGATCACCCGCCCGATGATTCTAAGCTCATCTTCAAGGGCCTCGATCGGTGGGATTTCCTTATTGTCACTCAATAGGCGAAACGTCCCATCCGCCATCTTACGTACGCGTTTGATTGCGACCAAGTCGCCATAACCCAAGGCCCAGATCTTATCCTGTTTGGTTATCATCCGCTCTGCGCGATTCACGATGACATCGTCGCCATCAAGGATCGTGGGCAGCATGGAATCGCCATCACCTTGCGTCAGAAAAATATCGTCGGGCAGACCACGGGTAATGCGGTGCAGCCAATCCGTGCGGTAGGGCACGAGCGTTTCTGTCACGTAACCATCGACGAAGCTCCCCCCACCCAGAGCAAAGTGAAGGTCGATTTCCGGGATTAACGTAAGGCCCAGCTGCTCAGCGATCATTGCCGCCGTCGGCGCAGGCAAAGCGCCTGTTGAGGGATCATCGATCTCGCCCGTCAGATATGCCGGTGTAGTTTCCAACTCCCGCGCGATCTTGTGCAGGTGAGAAGACCCCGTTGCGCCGCGTTTGACCAGATGGTTCACGCTGGGCTGCGATATGCCGACGCGGCGCGCAAGTTCGGCCTGGGACATGCCCAGGGCCTCAAGCCGATCTCGGATCCTATCACCCATTGTCATCGGGCTGGACCCTATAACTAAAGGAATAGGATGGTAGTTAGATTTGTCTATTGCCAAAGGAATAGATGTATCTATAGTTGCGTACATGCTCGACACCCCATCACCATACGAAGCCCTTCTCGCAGCCGTCGAAGCGGCCGGGTCGCAGTCAGCGCTCGCTAGGATTTGCGGTGTCGGGCAGCCCGCCGTCTGGAAATGGATTCAAAGCTCTAAGCGGGTTCCCGCCGAGCATGTGTTGGCCATTGAAGCGGCCACCGGCGTTTCTCGTCATATTCTTCGCCCCGATATTTACCCTGTCGATATGCCCGAGGCGCCCTCTCGCTGGTCCGGCGTCGATCATCGCGCCGGTGTCCGCAGCGCCGGGGTAGATGCCCGCTCACGCCGCGTCTCTTGCAATAGTGCAACGGGAATGAAGGGCGCCTCATTGTGACGAAGCGCCGCGAACCCCTTACATATCAAGCCACGCTCACCGAAATCGCGGCGCGAATCGGATGGGATCGCTGCGCCGCCATCTGCGGCGTCACCGAGCGCGCGGTGCGTTACTGGTCCGATCCCGACTGTGAGACCGAAATCCGCCTGATCGACGCAGAGCGGCTCGATCGCGCCTTCATGGAGTACGGCGGCGATCATGCACCGTTCCATCGCCTCCATGGCCTGCGCATCGATCTGGCCATCCGCGAAGCACGCGACCAATCGCTGGCGGACCTGGCTGGCAAAGCGGCCAAGGAAACGGGGGAAGCAGTCGCCGCGCTCATCACCGCAAGCGGCTCGCGCGATCCGCGCGCCCGGCGCCGTGCCCGGCAGGAAGTTCACGAAGCCATCGAAAGCCTGACCGACGGTCTGGCCACGCTGGACCAGCAGGAAGCGGAGGATCGACGAGAATGAGTGGCGAGGGGATACTGCGGGGGGGCCCGTTGATCCATGCACCGCTTGAATTCCGGCTTCGGTCAGGGGGCGCGCTCTCCAAGGATAGCGCGCTGATCACCTGCCCGAAGTGCGAAGCGCCGGCCTTCATCCGGCGCTCCACTCGGGTAACGGCGACGGTCAAGCACCTCCATGCGCACTGCACCAACACGGGCTGCGGGCACACCTTCATGTCCGAGATCGTGTTCGTGCACAGCTTCAATCCGGGGCTCATTGATCGGCCGGATCTGAACCTGCCGCAATGCCCGGCGGACCAAATCCCGCACGTCCTGCCGCCTAGCCGCGACGGGCCGGGCGATGATCAGATGAGCATGTTCGCCTCGGCCTGACGGCCGCCGAACCACCGCACCACCAATGATTTTTGAACGGCCGCGCTGCGGCCGAGGGGGAAGCTTTGCCTAACATCTGGAGTCACAAGCGGACACAAGGCCAGCGCATCGCCGAGCTGGAGACGCTGCTCGCGCAGGCTGCGGCAGCACTGAAGGACAGCGCCAAGCTCTTGGCCTGGGCAAGCAGCGACGTGCTTTCAAAAGCCGATAGGGACGACGCCAAGGCCGTAAGCGAAACTTGCGCGGGGCTGTGCGGCGCTGCGCGTTCCGTCTTGGGATCTTGCGCTGCTGGCGGAGACGCCGGCCAGTGAACCTGCAGGACGAAATCATAAAGGGCCTCACGGCCCAATTCGCGTTTAAGAAACCGCAAGGCAGCTGGATGCAGGAGGGCAAGTGCCCTCAGTGTGGCCAGCGCGAATTGTTCTGCTCGGCAAACGAGCCGAAGGTCGTTCGGTGCGGCCGGCAAGAGAAATGCGGGTGGGAAGACACCGTCCGCAACCTCCTGCCCGACCTGTTCGAAGACTGGTCGAAGCGGCACCCGGTCACCGACGAGAACCCCCATGCATCGGCGGATGCCTACCTCCTGAATGAGCGCGGGCTCGACCTGCAGCTGATCCGTGGTTCCTATACGCAGGAACTCTACCGCGACCCGAAGACCCGCCACACAAGCGCCACCGTGCGCTTTCGGGTGGGCGAGACGTATTGGGAGCGGATCATCGACAAGCCGGGGCGCTTCGAAAAGAAGGCCCACTTTGCCAAGGGGGGAAAGCCGGGCGGCCATTGCTGGACCCCACCGAAGATCACGCTCGAAGATCTCGCCAAGGCGGAAGACATCTGGATCACGGAAGGCATCTTCAATGCCGCCGCGCTGCACCAGGGCGCCAAGCTGCTCGCCGTTTCGGGGATGTCCTGCAACTACTGGCCCGAGCATTTCCTCGATCTTCTGCGCGGCGAGCTGCAGCGCATCAAGCGGCCTACCCGCCCCCGCCTGGTCTTCGCCTTCGATCCCGGCGCCGCCGGTGTCAAATGGGCACGGCGGTTCGTCAAGCAGGCCAAAGAGCAAGGCTGGGACGCTACGGCCGCGCAGGTCCGCCCTGACGGCGAGGGCACATCAAAGGACTGGAACGACCTTCTCATCGACCACCAGGACTGGCGCGGGGATGCCGAGGGCGCTCCGCTGGGCGCAAAGGCGCTCGAAACCTACCTGTGGAACGGCGCGGTCACGATCGCAGAGACGCCCTTCAAAAAAGCGCAGATGCTCTACGAGCGGCGCAAGCTCGCCTCGTTCGACTTCCGGCACGGCAACCGTCTGTGGTGGTGCAAGGTCACCTACAACGATGAGGACGAACGCAATCTCCTAGTCGATGAGATTTCCAACTGCGCGTTCAAGATCCTCTACGTCGAACGCGACGACGTTATCGATGAAACGAACTTCTTCCTGCAGGTCGATTTTCCGGAAGGTCAGCCGACTGTAAAGGCCCGGTTTTCGAACAATGCGCTCGCCAAGTCCGGCGAATTCGGAACCCGGCTGCTGGCCTTTACCGGGATGTGGAGCGGCACGCAGGAACAGCTCGATCGCATCAAGCGCGGGCAGCTTCGCCAGCTCAAGAAGGTCACCCCCATCCTCGCTACCGGTTACTCGCCGGATCACCGCGCATGGTTGTTCGGGGACCTGGGCGTGCGCGACGGCCGCGTGATCCAAGTCAACAGCGAGAAGTACTTCGATTTCGGCAAACAGGCCGTCAAGCTCTGCAGCGATGAGCGGATGCTCACCATCCAGTACGACGCCGACCAGCTCGACCTCGACTGGTTGCCGGACATTTGGACTGCCTATGGCGCCAAGGGCATGGTGGCGCTGGCGTTCTTCACCATGTCGCTTTTCGCGGTTCAGATCCGCAGCCGCGACGGCTCGCTCGGATTCCTCGAAATTACCGGACTGCCGGGCTCGGGCAAGACCACCCTGATCGAGTTCCTCTGGAAGATACTCGGCCGCTCGAACCACGAAGGCTACGACCCGAACAAGGGGTCTGCCGCTTTCCTCGGCCGCATCATGATGAAGGTCGCCAACCTTCCGGTCGGCCTGATCGAGGGCAACCGCAGCGACGACAAGCGCACTGGCCAGCGCCAGTACGATTACAACGACCTGCTCATCCTCTTCAACGGTCGCAACCCGCGCGGCACCGCCCGCAAGACCAGCGGTTTCGAAACGTCGGAACCGCCGTTCCACGGCTCGATCTATCTCATGCAGAATGAGCGGATCGACGCGATCCCCGCTGTGCTCGAGCGTCTCATGTCGATGGACATCGACAAGTCCCGCTTTTCCGACACGGCCCGCGAGGCCGCTACCAGGATCAAGCGCTGGCCGATTGATCGGGTCTCCGGGACGATCGTCCATGTCGTTCGTAACGAGGCGAAATACCTCCCCTTCTTCTTCGAGCGTTTCGACCATCATGTTGAAGAGATGGGCAAGCGCGTCGACGGGCTCATAAACGACCGCGTCATTCTCAACCACAGCCAGCTCTCAGCGGCCGTGGAAGCGCTCCCCAACATGTTCCCAGGCATGCGGCCGGAATGGCTGGCCGAAACACTGGCGCAGGTCGATGCGATGGCGCTGGACAGGCAGATGGCCTGCGGCGGCGACCACCCCATGGTCGCCAAGTTCTGGGATCAGGTCGACCATCTGCTCGATCGCGAGGGGCCGGAGGACCATGCCAACGGCAAGTCGCTCAACCAGCACCGCAAGCCTGATCAGAAGATTGCGATCCGCCTGACAGAGTTTGAAGCGCGCGCCCGGCATGCCGGACTCGTGCCGCCGGACGGCGACTTCCTGCGCAAACTGCTGCGCAACTCTCACTCCCGCAAGTTCCTCAAGTACGACAACGTCAACTCGCCCACCGGGCACAGCGTGAAGTGCTGGGTTTTTGCCCAACCAGCCAGCGCGGAGCGGATCATATGAACCGCCCCCGCAGCTTCATGGACCGCTTCGCCGTCGGCATCTGGCGCGGCCTCACGATCGAGAGCCCCCCGTGGGCGGCCGGGGATTACCCGGACCTGCTCGCCATGGCCGAAAGCATGCTGGCTGCGCGCCAGAAGCGCTTCCCCGATCTCGTCCGCGCCGGGAAGATGGACCAGCCCACGGCTGACGCCGAACTGGCGGTCTACGCCGCGATCGTCGCCGACTGGCGCTGGATCGTCACCGGCGAGGGCGAGCGGGCTTGCCTGTCCACCAGCGCCGCACGTCAGGCCGCACTCGACGCCAGTCTCGACACCATCGGCCAGATCGCCACCGAGCGCAGGGGCTTCTCCCGCGAGCTTGCCCTGCAGGCCCAGCATGTCCTCGCGATGCGCTGGCACCTCGAGCCCGAGCGCGAAACCCACTTCTACGCCGCCGTCACCCACCAGATCCGCGCCGAACTTGCGCGCAAGAACGCCGTGGCCGCTGCCCCGGCCGAACTCAGGAGCGCTGCCTGATGCCCAAGCCTCCTATCCACGCCGCCTACTGCCGGTGCGCCGGCTGCGCACCGCGCCACCCCTCGGCCGCCGACATATCGCCGGTCCTGCTGATCGTCTTCCTAGCTGCCGCGATCGGCGCCGGGCTCGCCCTGCTGGGCTGGGCCGGTGCCGAGGTGGCGGCCGCCCTGTCGTCCTGGTCCTCGATCTGATCCCGGAGCCCATCATGCGCATCCAGACCCGCCCTGCGTCCTCGCGTCCGCCGGCACGCAAGCATATTCCCTTCACGTTCCAGTGCACCGGCTGCGGAGCCGTCGAGCATCGTCCCCGCCCCATCTTGCCGCTGGGCTGGGTCACGGTGGAAATCTGCGCGGACTTGCAGGCGTTCTGCGCCGAATGCGCGCCTGCCCCGCAGGAGCCCTTGCAGTGATCGCCGCCGCCAACATCCGGCCCGAGGCCATCACCACGACCGTCGTAGCGCTCGTCGACCCGGAGGTTGCCGAACTGCAGCGCCGCGTCGCGCTCCTCGCCGGCATCTACGAACGCAAGGTGCTGCCGACGCTGATCGCCGCCGCGTCGATCCTCGGCGCGGTCGTGATCGTTGCCCAGCTAGCCAAGTGGATTGCTCGATGACGGTCGCCACCCGCGTACAGCGCGAAGCGCGAGAAGCCGTCATCGCAGCCCGCTTCAAGGGAGGCCCCGCGCCGACCAACCCTTACCGCTGCGAAAGCCAGTCGCACATCTGGTGGAACATGGGCCTGCGCAAGGCAGAAATCGCCGCCGCCGAGCTGCTCCGGGTGGGATCGTGACCATGTCGCCCTCCGAACGCCAGCTCGCGCTGCTGCGGTACGTCCATGGCTACCAACTCGCGCACGACGGCGAGACCCCGTCCTACCAGCACTGTGCGCGGATCCTCGGGATTGCATCCAAGTCGGGCGTCCACCGCCTCGTTCACGGCCTGCAGGATCGCGGGCTCGTCCGCGTCATCCCCGGTCGCCCCGCGTCGATCGCGATTCTCGATGCGCCACCCATTCCCAACATCGGCGGCGCACCGCTTCACGCGGTCTGCCTGCCACTTTCGGAGATTGCCCATGGCTAAGGCCCACCACTGCGACGTGCCCGGCTGCACCCGCCTCCGCAAGCGCTGGCAGCGCCTGTGCGAGGCGTGCTTCGCCGCCCTCCCCGGCGACATCCGCACCGGGATCATCGGTGCCCACCAGGCCGGGCGCAAATCCGACTGGCGCCGCGAGCGCCGCCGCGCCGCCGAACACATCGCCTCCAACTTCCCGCCGCCCGCGCGCCGCCCTGCAGTCACGCCGCAGCGCGCCTTCGAACTCAACCAGCGCCTGCTCGGCGAGCGCTGACCTTTTCAACCAGGAGTGCCCCGCAAATGACCGACCAATCCTGCAACTGCCTCAGCGAATTCAATAAGAAGCTTGAAGACCACAATACCGAGATCGACGTCACATTCTGTTACCATCGTGACGGCCGCCCCATGACGGCACGGCCCAAGATCTCCACGAGCAAGCTCGAGACCCGCAAGCGCGTCGGACCTGTGATCGCGGCGCCGACATTCTGCCCGTTCTGCGGCAAACCTTACGAACAGCAACCGGCGGCGCCAGCCACGGTGACCCAGGGGGCGGCAGAGGCAATTGTCGTCGCGCTTCCCGACAGCGATAGCGCCGGACAGCGTCATCTAAGGGAAGCTCTGCACCGCGCCTCTACAAACTGCGGCGAATGGATGCGGGAGGCTCGGGCTCGACAGGAACAAACCGTCAAGTTGCTTGAAGCCATTGACGCCATCCTTCCTTCCACCCTCTGCGGTGAAAGCTGGAACCTACCTGACGAAGAGACCGTCAGCATCACCGTCACTTTCGGTAAGCTGCGCGCGGCGCGGGCGGCCGCCACCGACGCCCGAGGTGCGGTATGAAGGCCCTCACCATCTGGCAGCCGTGGGCCTCCCTAATCGTCGCCGGGGCAAAGCCTTACGAATTCCGGGGCTGGCGCGCACCGCGCTCGCTGATCGGCCAGCGCATCGTCATCCATGCCGGCGCCGCCAAGGTCCCGGCGACGGAAGTGGTGAAGCTGTTCGTCGCTCTGCGCGATCGGGATCTCGGCGAGCCGCATCGCATCGCCGCTGCCATGACGTGCCTCGCCCCGGAGAAGGCCCTCCCGATCCTCGCCCGCGCTTGGTCACCCGGCGAGGAAGGGCCGCTTCCGACGTCGGCAGGCCTGGGCACCGCCATTCTCGGCGAGCCCCGCAACGGGTTCGACATCGCGGAAGAGTTCGGCGTCCCGCGCGTCAACGACAGTGACCGCGACGAGAAGGCAAACTGGGGCTGGCCCATGCTTGAGGTCGAGCGCTGGGACTTCCCCGTCCCCATGCGCGGCAAGCAGGGCTTCTGGAACTGGCCCACCCCCGACGATCTGCTCGGAGGCGCCCTGTGATCGAACCCATCACCCCGGCCGACGAAGCCGTCTCGGAATTCCTCGCCAGCCTCGATGCCGTGCGGGCCCGCCGCGCACGGGGCGAAGCCCGCCTCCCGGCGCGTGCCTTCGACCCCGCCCGCCTGGCGAACGCCTTCCACGCGAAACGTCGCGCGAACTTCTCGGCTGTTCCCACCCGCCGCGCCCAAAGCCCCGCCCCCTGCCCTCACTGCGCTACACGCGGCGACGTCGGCTGCAGGCACTTCTTTCCCTTTCTCGGAGCGGAAACATGACCACGGACGAACTCCGCGATCTCTTCGAAGACCTGTCGGAACTCACCCTAGATCTTACAGCTGGCGGATTGCTTGAAATCGCCCGCGTCACCCAGATGGTGCCGGTCACGGTCGAAGACCGCGCCGAGTTCGGGCGCGCCCTGGTCCTGCAAGGCTACTCGCCCAAGCGCGCGGCACGCATGGCCACGTCCGAAATCTTGGACAACGATGGCGCGCTGCAGATGCTCGCTCGTCACCGCATTCGTTTCAGCCAGGTGCCCTGCTGATGGGCCGCGTCTTGATTGCATGCGAGCGCTCAGGCGTCGTTCGGCGTGCCTTTATTGCTGCCGGACACGACGCCTGGTCGTGCGACTTCGAGCCAGCAGATGACGGTAGCAATCGCCACATACGCGGTGACGTGCGCGACCACCTCGACGATGGATGGGACTTACTCACGGTCATGCATCCCCCGTGCCCGCTGCTGTGCAATTCCGGCGTGCGATGGCTCTATCTCGACGGCCGAGAGGAGAACGGGCCCGATCCGAAGCGCTGGGCCGAATTGGAGGAGGCTGCGGCCTTCTACCGCACACTTCGCAACGCGAAACAGATCAAACGCCGAGCGATCGAAAACCCGATCATGCACAAGCACGCCATCCGCCTCACGCAGCGCGGCCAAGTGCAGTTCATCCAGCCGTGGTGGTTCGGCGATCCGTTCTTCAAGGCCACCGGGCTGGAACTGATCGGCCTACCACTGTTGCGCGCCACCGATCGCCTGACGCCGCCGAAGCCCGGCAGCGCAGAGCACACGGCATGGAGTGCCGTCCACCGTCATTCTGGCTGGGGCAAGCACGCCGCCGATCGCGCCCGCGCGCGCAGCCAGACCTTTCCGGGCCCCGCCCTCGCCATGGCTTCGCAGTGGGGCGCGCTACTGCCAGGCCATGTCGAGCCAGAACAGTTGAACCTCTTTCCCGCGCAGGAGGCGCTGGCCGCATGATGCAGCTGCTTTGCACAAAATGCGCCGGCACCGGCTACAAGGATTTCGCGGGCTTTCGCATCGATCTCTGCGATTGCCGCTCCGAGCAGTCCGCGACGATCGGCTACGACCCCGGCGCGCCCGGCGGCGACGTCGGCGTCGTCAAGATCGGCCCCCATACCCTCTACCATGCTGACGCATACCATCTGCGCCCGTCGCTCGGGTTCTTCGACGCCGAGTTCATGGACCCGCCCTATCGTTTCGACAACCGGGGCGGCGGCGCCTTCCGCAAGAGCCGCACAGGCGCGGACATGATCGTCGCGGAAGAGCTGGACCAGGGCTTCGACATGTCGATCGTCAATCCGCTACGCGCCGGTGCGGTCGTGGTTTTCTGCCACAATGACCAGCTGCCCCAGCTGCTCGACTATGTCGGCCGGCGCTACCAGCGCTTCTGCCTGCTGGGCTGGATCAAGAAGAACCCCAGCCCCATGCGCAACAAGCACTACCTCGCCGACGTCGAGCCCTTCGTCCACGCCTGGAACCACGGCTATCACCCCATCGGCGAGCATCACGACATGCACCGCTGGATCGTCGCCGGGACCATGCCGGCCAAGGTCTTCGGCCACCCGACCGTGAAGCCCCTCGACGTCATGGACAAGATCATGCGCAACCTGTCCGGCCGCACGATCATAGACCCGTTCATGGGCACCGGCAGCACCGGCGTCGCCGCGCTCCGCCGGGGCAAGGTATTCACCGGCATCGAGAAGAACCCGAAGCACTTTGCCACGGCGGTCGAGCGAATCACCGCGGCATGGGAACATCAGCAAGCCCAATGACCTCGCCCGCTCGCCTTCCAGTAGATCGCGGCGCTTTGCCCGACTGGCCGCGCCTGATGCGTGAGGGGATGGCTGCTGCCTACCTCGGCATCAGCGCGTCGATGCTGCGCGAGCACGGCCCGTCGTCCAAGCATATCGGCCGCTGCGCCGTATGGGACCGCCAGGACCTCGACCGTTGGGCGGATGCTTTGGGCACCGCCAACACTGACCCTCAACCCCTCGATCCGCTACAACGCCAAGCGGAAGCCGATTCGATTGCCGATCGCGTGCGGAGACGCCTTGCAAATGGTCCAAACTGACCTGTCCTACGTCTACCGCAACAGCAAGAAACTGGCCTCAGGCAAATGGCGTGATTACTGGCGGTTCCGCCGCGACGGCATAGACACCGCGCTTCCAGGCCAGCCAGGCGACCCCGATTTTCACACGCGCTACGGCGTTCTCATGAAGCAGGCCGAGCAGCGTGCGCTAGTTGTGGCCGATCGGGAGGCCGACCGTCACAGCTTCGACTATCTGTGCCGCCGCTTCCTCGCCAGCGCGGAGTTCCAATCCCTCGCGCCGAAAACGCAGGCCGATTATCGCGGCACGATCGTGGACCGTCTTGCCCCGATCCTCGGGCCCGAGCGGTTCGATTGCATAGACCGCGCCAGCGTGAAGGTGGTCCGCGACGACGTCGCGCGGAAATTTTCGCCGCGCACCGCGCACAAGGTGAAGCAGATGGTCAGCCGCCTCTACAGCTGGGCGGACGAAGAAAGCCTTCTACCTGCGGCCTTCATCAACCCAGCGTCCGGCATCCGCCGCATCAAGGGTAAGACGACGCCGATCGAGGTGTGGTCGATCGAGGAAATTCGCTTGTTCCTCGCGCACTGCCAGCCATGGCTCAAGACGGTGGTGCTGCTCGCCCTCTACACCGGCCAGCGGCGGGAAGACCTCGTCACCATGGAATGGACGGCGGTCCAAGGCACTACCTTGCGCGTGCGCCAGAACAAGACCACCGAGCCTTTGACAATCCCTGCCCACCCCGAACTGGCGAAGCACCTCAAGAAGGTCCGCACCAAGTTCGGCGGCACCGTCATCCGGGATCGTAAGGGGAAACCGATGACGGCGGACGCGCTCAGCTACGAAATCCACCAAGCCGTCCGCAAGATCGACGGCATGCCGCACCGTTCGCTCCACGGCCTGCGCTACGCTGCCGCCGCGATGCTCGAGGAAGCCGGCTGTTCGGTCATCGAAATCAGCAGCATCATCGGCCACCGGACATATCAGATGGCCATAAAATACGCCCGCCAGCGCCGCGACGCCGAGGCGGCCATGCGCCGCGTCGAACAGCACGCCTGACAGGAAAGTGCGGAACGCAATCGGATTGCACTGCGGAACGGAGACGGCTAGAGCGCGAAAACCACGGTTTCTCTAGGTGTGCGGGCGTGGCGGAATGGTAGACGCTGCGGACTTAAAATCCGCTTGGGATTCCAGTGCGGGTTCGAGTCCCGCCGCCCGCACCAGGCCTTCCGAACCCCGCGTTAA